GATAGTATCTTCAAATCTCGACTTGATACTAACTGTGAGCATCTCTTCAGCAATAAATGATTCTACGATATGATAGTTGAAGTTAAGAAGAGCACCGTCTTCGTTTTCTTCACCAACTTTCAAGTTCTCGTAGTGATACACCATTCCTTCAAACTCGCCTTCGTCAATTCGAATGCAGATGAATTTAGGCACATCTTCACGCTCAGAATAACTATACTTCACTGCGACTGGATTGTCAACGGCGCTTACCATTTTGCACCACCTTTATTCCCATCGTATAGTTTTCTGCAGCAGCTTCTGCCCAGCTTTGGCTTTTGCCTGGATATCCTTCAGTCACAACAAATTTGTCGTCTTCGAAGTAGTCAACGTGATACTCGCCTTCGATCTTATGAACTTGAGCCTTCTTAGTTTTATCTTCGCTCCAATACTCACTGATCAGCATCTTCGTCCTCCGATAGGATTGCGCCGTGCGCGATTGAATACTTCTCCTTGATGTAATCAGCGAAGTTGGTTTCCTTGAATACCTTCTTCCAGAAGTCTGCGTTATCTACGATATCACCAGCTCTCATGTTAGGAGCAAGGACTTCTCCTGTTTCTTTATCTACCCTAGCATACCAACCAACTTTAGGCTTAGCAATGTAACCGCCGTCAATAGCAACATCCAGTAGACCAGACCACCGATTAATACCTCCTTCATAGTTGATAGTAATAGGGATCTTTGACTTTTCTTTGACATAGCGTGACTTCTCCACGTTGATCACAAAGTGATAACCTTGGATACCATCAGAGTCTTTATCTTGCTGGCGTCCTAGAATCCAGATGTTGTCTGAACCATAGTAAGAACCAGTGCCACCACCAACGATATCTTTTGGATAGAGACCAATCTCTTTATATGTATGATTCACGACGACCATAGGAATATCTTTCATCGTCAGATATGGTGTGATCATACGGAACAGCGACTTGAGCTGCTTTGCGCGAGACATATCAGCAACCGACTTCTCGTTAAGCGCATCTTCAACTTCTTTCTTGGAAGCAAGATTACCAATCGAGTCGATGACGATCATGACACGCTCACCGCGCTCCAGACCAGTCAGCTGCTTCATGATATCAAACTTCAGCTGCTCTACGTCCATGACTGGCGTATGAACAACTGCATCAAATGGAATACCGAATGTGTTGAAATACGATTGAGGCGTTCCAAATTCTGAGTCGTAGAAAAGAACTACACCGTCAGAATACTTCTTCAGAAACGCAGAAGCCATAAGCAGAGCGAAACCAGTCTTGAAGTGTTTCGATGGACCAGCAAGCATCGTGATGCCAGGAACCAGACCACCATCTACAGAGCCAGACAACGCAACGTTGATCATAGGCACGCTTGTAGGAATGATATCTTTCTTAGTGAAAATCTTTGAGTCTTCCAGCGTGGCTGTAAACTCGATGGTTGAATTCTTAATCAGTTTTTCTCTTAGTGACATACTTCACCTCCAATGATCATATTACTATACAACATCATAATTGTCAAGACTTTTTTTCTAGAATGACAGGTTCCCATAGATCTCCATCTGTAGTTACAGCTTCTATTCTATCTACATCTAGCTTTAGATTCTTACTGGCAGCGATGATCATCAATACCGCCAAAGGATCCACAACAAGAACAAGTAATAGGATCATTGCACGGATTGCTGCTTCTAAATCGCGTTCGTTTCCTTCGCCATAGATTAGTTCAGCAACATAGCGGATAGGACCAACTTCTAGTTTGATGGCGCGAGTCGCAGCCATAAGTGGAGCTTTTTCATCTAACAGTTTATCTATGTTAGCTTGTGCGTCTTTCATCTCAGCTGCGATCTGATCGCGTTCTTTCTTTTGCTGAGTTCGTAACTGTAGTGCAGTTTGTGCGCGATTATTTCTGTCGATGATAGCGTCGATAGCCTTATCCATCTGAGCTAACTGTTGGTCGCCTCGCGTGATGCGCGCTCGCTCGCGCGCGAGGGAAGTATCTATGCGTTCTATTTTAGCTGCTACATCTCCAGCAGGAGCAGTCTGTTCTAGATGAGCCTTTGACAAGAACCCGAAGATACCCATGCTAGTAATGAGCATGAGAACAAGAAGCGCGATAGTAAAGTATGATTTGAGTAATAGAGGAACGTGGCTCCAGTTTCTGTAGAGCCATGAGGCAAGAACGATCTTACCGAACTCTAGCGTTCCGCCAAGTATGACTACAGCCCAATAGGCTCCAGCAAAGATAGCCGTAAGACCAGTTACGGAATACCATGCAGCAACGACGGAGAGTGCGATCCCCGTCGTCATAATCAAAACTCTATCTAGATTGATTGCCATTTACTTCCTTCAGTAGCATTCTGGACGCGTCTACCCATAAACGAACAGAACCCATCGTTCTGTATCCTTCAGTATCAGCCCAATTTTGAACGACCCATTCTGCAACTTCTGGATCCATACCATGCCACGTCAGGAATGTATGATAGTTGTCTTTAGTAACTTCATACATTGATCTTACTCATCTTCTTACGTCCGATAGTTTGATTCATGCGAGCGCGGATCTGAGCGTTTTCCCAAGTCCAGCACTCACCCGTTTCATCTTGAAAGCAAACCCACATCAAATCATTTTCCATACCATAGTCGATAATGAAGTGAGCCATAGCTCTGCCTTTTGGCGTCATGATCGGGATAGGTGGGTTCAACTGTGTCATGCTCATTACAAACCTCTTGTCGTCTTCAATACCTTATCAAGCATTTCCTGACACTTATCTTTTCGATTAGGCCAGTGAATGTATGCTTTGTCTGACGTCTTAATTAGATTGTTGAGAAGAGGAACGATGATAGCTTCTAGCGTCTTGATCTTTTGCTGAAGCTCCTGTTCCTTTTCAGTTAGAGCTTGATCCTTTTCGCTAAGTGCGTCAAGAACGTCTTGCTTGATCTCATGCTCATCGACTCCAGTGAATCCAAAGTCAAAGTCTGCATATTCTTGTGGAACTTTGATAGCCATTAGAAAAAATCCTCTAGGGTGCTTTGCTTTTCAGCGTGCCAGTTGATAACTTCAAGGATAGCGTTGAGCGGAGCCATAAACGCTTTCTCAAATTGAGTTTCATGGTCAATATACTGTTCTAAACCAAACTCGTCTGGTAACGATGAAAATGATGAAATGACATTTGTTCTGAGCGGATTGGGCATTTTAAGATACGAGAAACGAATCTTTTCGCCATCCTTGATAAGCTCATACTTCTTCTGGAGCTTCATCGACTTTACAAGTCCGTTGTATAGCAACGCACCACGAACGTGAATAGGAACACCTTTTGTTTCGCGTTCATATTTAGCTAGATCCTGAACAGATCGTGGGAATGCAACATGCTCGAACGAAAGCTGAGAGAACTTAGTTTTGAATTCAGCAATGAACTTATGTAAGTCCTCTTCATCCTTGGTCATGATGATGTTCAGCGCATCTTTGATAGCCTCGCGGCATACAGCGGGAGTCGATGACTTGACTGCTTCGATTCCCATGATCTTCAGTTTTGGCTTTGCGAAACGCACGCCTTCAGAGTCATGCACGTTGAGGATGTATCGCTTCTTCGCAGTCCAGATACCACGATCAGCGATAACCTCACGCTTCATGTTCATCTTTTGTTGGAACGATGCCATCCGATCAGCAAGATCCTGATAAATCTTATCAATAACAGGTTCAAGTTTCTCGCGAGCCACCTTGTCCAAAAAGTCAACGACCATCTGCTTCGAATCTTCAGAAGAATCAAGTTTCTTTCCTCGTTCTTCAAAGACCATTTGTATAAGTCGATCAAAGCAGATGTATAACGAATCCGTATCTGCAGCAATGACATAATCTGCGTCCTTTGTTTTGAATAGCCTATTCAAATACTTATTCATCTCGTTTTCAGCCCAACGAATGGAAAGCTGACCACCGAGTGTAATCGCAGTTGCTTGGTTGATATCGAAGAAGCGGAAGTATGGATTACCGATCGCACCGTAAGCTGAGTTCAACTGAACTTTCTTAGCAAGCTGCATATTCTTGTATCGTGAGATATCTTTAGACGCTTGCTTTGACTTGGTTGCTTCATACTCTTTCTGAGCAGCAATCATCTTTTCTTTATAGACGACACGATCATTATACATACGTTCCATGATCTCAGGCAAGAATCCTTGATGCGACTTATCAAAGAAGCATCCATTCGCTGCCAGTCCATATCCTTCAGGAACTTCAGGGAACACTCCATCAAGCAACTCATCGACGCTAGTCTCAACCTTCATCGCATTACCTCGTTTATCACGAAGCAAAGTTTCAGGACTGATGTTATACTGCATGATGAGATGCGGATACAGAGAGTTCAAGTCAAACGACATGACCCAGTCATAAGCACCAGGCTTAGGTTCCTTGACGTGAGCGCCAACATACTGTTCTTCTTTTGATCCACCGCCTTCGACAGGAACCGCAATCTTCTGCTTATAGAGATGGTTATGAATGATAACATCCCACATACGCACTTGGGTGAATACGTCAAGCAGAGTGACCTTCGCGTCATATGCGAGCGCGAGAGCCATATCAATCAGCTTCATCTTATCATCGAGCTTTTCAACAAGTTCAGTATCTCGAATGTTATACTCGATGAATCGCTGGAAGTCATTCATATAGAACTCATGCAGCGTTTCGTATTCGTCATACGATAACTTTCGCTCACCTAGTTCAACGAACGCGATGTGATCTAGCTTGTAGCTTTCCTGCTGAGAGTATGTGAACTTCATATACATCTCGAGATAGTCGAGAGTTGCAACACCGCAGATAGTATATGCGAGTTCGTCTTTGAACTTTGTGCGAACCTGACGTTCCTTAAACATACGCCAAGGAGAGAAACGTTTAGCTTCACTTTCACCAAGAACTGTATTCATGCGACGAACAAGATATGGAATATCGAAGAACGTGACGTTCCAACCAGTCACGATGTCTGGATACTCATTGCTCCATTCGCTGAGGAACTTGATGAGAAGCTCTTTCTCGTTATTGCACTGATAGTATTGAACGTCTGCGCGATCAGTCTTGAACTCACCATATCCCCAAACGTGGAAGATACCATCTTTCTTGAGAGTGATAGCAGTGATTGTATCCGATGCACGTTCTACTGTAGGGAAACCAAACTCTGAACTGACTTCGATATCAATGTATGCTACTTTGATGAGCTCACGATCATAAACGATTTCATCTGGATACTCTTCGTTCAGATACGCATACATGAAACGAGGCATACCATACAACTTGAAGTTGCTGACGTCTTCGTATCGCTTTAGGAAGTCTTTGGCATCACGCATTGACTCAAACGGCATCGGGTCGAGCTGCGCACCACGAATGTCTTTCCACTCTGCGCCTTCGCGCTTAGATGGAAGATAGAGCGTTGGCTTGTATGGAATCTTTTCGTTGAAGGCTCGTCCGCGATCGTAACCGCGAACGAGAATATTGTTACCATACTCAATGGCGTTTGTGTAAAACTTTGTCATGATGATATATTACCACATCAGGACGCAGTTGTCAAGATCCCTTTCTTAGGAAGGACTAAGCCTGAACCGAAGTTTTGGTTATACGCAGACTCGATCTGACTGTCTGGCTCGTAGGTGAACATAACATTGCGGGGATCAAGGATGATCTCTTTAGTTTTAGCCATAGGAATAAAATCGACCAACGCCATCTGTGCTTTGCCAGCAGCTCCTGGTTGAACCATAACAGCGGCGGGTTTCACGACCTTGATCATGTTACCCACCACTCCGACTTTCCCTACGATTTCATCGCCATTCAATAGACGAAGCATCATAACTTCAAGTTGAGCATTTTGAACTTCATTCACGTTCACAGGATTCACGTTCATATCATTTCCTTACTTAGTTACACCTTGGATCTTTTCTTGACCACGGGACCATGCGGCAATACCAAGGACGGCACCCATTGCGAGATGGAATAGACCAGCGCCTTGCAGCGTGAGAGGATTCCATTGTGTCAATGGCATCTTGACCATAACCTGTGCGATTGACCACAGGACAGGGAAGATAGCCATATCAAGAACGCAGATGACCATATAGCACCAACCCATAGCGGGACGCCATTTCTTGACCATCCAGTCTTCATTCTGCTTTGCGTTTTCAGCTTCCCACTGCTTCTTTTCAAGTTCAATCTTAGCAAGCTGAGCAGCTTCCGACAACTGAGGAGCAGCTGGTGCAGCGCCGTAGCTGCTGCGTGGTGAAGGATCTACCCAATTAGTTTGAATAGAAGCGCCTGCACCTTTCGTTGCAGGTGGTAGCATATCCATCGCTGGTTTTGGCGCTGGTTCGTCTGTCTCTATAGAGAAACGTGGCATCATTAACCTCCAAAGATTTCTAAGGCTGCTTCATAATGATGCTTACGATCTTCGAGACCGATTGTTCCACCGTTGATTTTCTTGGTTACTGTAAGGATGTCTCCTTTGTCAGCCCACTGATTTAGTTCACGAGAATCCCAGAACCAACCAGCTGACCAAGCAGCGCCCTCTTCGTTTTCCAACCACTCAGTCGCTTCAGCAAGATCCATGTTCATATCAGAAGCGAATGCTTGATAGTTGCTCTTACCCGTCAGCTGGATAAGACCGCGCCCGCAGTAGCGATAGCCATCCCCAGACTCAGGAGAACCGTTACCCATTCTATTTGCATAGACGAGATTTGCGATCTTTTGTGGATTCTTTGCATACTCGTTTGGGTTCTTTCCACGGAAATACTTGGGGAAAACCTTCAAGAGCGTTTCTGCTCTGTAGTTTAGATTTTCTTTTCTTGCTCTCAATCCACCTGATTCATGACCAACTTGAGCTAGAAACATAGAAATACGTTGTGGCGTATTAATCTCGTAGAACTCCATCACTTCATTCAGGGGTTCCACAAACGGTTCGATGATGTTTTCGTCTGTGTCTTCAAAGAACTCGTTTAATTGCTCAAATGTTACTAATGCCATGAGCGCCTCCTTTCGGAGGCTATTTAGCCGTAGAAACGATTACCCATCATGGAGCGGAGCATAGATTTGAATTCAGCGAAAAGATTGAGAAGGGATACCATTTGATCTCCAGTATTCTTTGAGTGCTACCTGTGCGATATCGAAACGTGTAAGACCAAGATGGTTCAGTTCTTTGTCTGTAAGTTTAGAAAGTTCGATGATTGTGTTATAGTATCTGTATGTGTCTTTGATCCATTTGATCATTGTGTGTCTCCTGTGCAAACGGAAAAAGCTGGGCGACTGCTGCCGCCCAGCGCATAATGAAAATCTCAATAAAGGAATTAGTCCTTGATGTCGATCTTCTTAGGCTTCTTATGCTCAGGGATAAAGTTCTCGAGCCATACCTTAAGAATACCGTTAACCATTTCTGCGTTCTTGATTTCTACAGAATCAGCAAGAGTGAACGTGCGAGTAAATGCGCGCTCTGCGATTCCCTTGTAGAAGTAATACGCATTAGCATTATCCACGTCGTTGGCGTCCTTTGTCTTACCAGTGATGGTTAGCTTACCACCATCCAGCGTGACTTCCAGATCCGTCTTAGCGAATCCAGCGACTGCCATTTCGATGACATACTTGTTCTCATCAACCTTCTTGATGTTGTATGGCGGATAGCCAGGAACATTCTTACCGATCGTTTCGAGCTGATCAGCAAGCAGTTTGAATGTCTTGTCGAAACCGACAGACATAGGATCAAACTTATCGAAGAGTGATGGGATCTTTGTGAATTGTGCGTAGTCGTTCATAGTAATGTCTCCTATTAAGCGAGATTATGTTATGTGACCCCGAAGGCATCACGTTCTATTTAGCACGATCAGTCGTTGGTTCGCTTTTTACCAATATTGTATTTGGCTTCCAACTTCCATTCATGCTTTTCCTTATGCGCTAGAATCTTGATTTGATTCAGTGGCGCAACAGGATCCTTAGTTCGCTCTGTATCAACAACATCAATCAACTCCCATTCGGCAAGCAGATTGGCGATTGTGTTACGACGAGCCTTGTCTTCATCTGAGAAGTTTGTGGGCTTACCGTCTAGGGCGAACAATTCTTTGAAGTGAACGATATAGTAACGACCCTGCTTATGCAGGATATGACATGACTGAAACAATACTTTATCGCGTCTAGATGCGACTCCGATACGAGTTAGTGTTTCTCGAATCTTTAGGAAATCTTCTGCTGATCGAAGTTTGACTTCGACCATGTTTTCAACCGATGCGTTCATCCTTTTCCACCTTTATCGAGTGCTACCTCGATCATGGCTAGCTGTTCATCGGTCAAGACTCTGAGCACCTGCTCCGCCTTAGCACGACCATAGCCGAAATACTCCATGATCATTTCGACGGTCGCGTCGGGTTTATCTTTGCCCCATTTGGAGCCTTTCCTCTTCCGCTTCCGCAGGCTATTTAGGAAATACTCATATTGCAACTTGTTCTCGAGATGAGAACGCATATTCATCTCGTTGGCGTAAAGGACACAATCCTGAAAGTAGGATAGCGAACGATTCGTCAGAAATGGCTTATACAGCTTTTCTGATAGCTCGTCGTTCGCCGACCCGCGCATCAGGTTCTTTTTAGAGTTAGTGATGCTCTCGACATATACGAACGGATTACTCATTTGAGATAAAGTTCATAACAGTGTTAGCGGGAACTTCGTTTTTACGTCTCCTCTGAGAGAGCTTCTTCTCATCCCAGCATACGACACAGATCCGTTCATGAAGGTCGGTGACCTTATCGAATCGCTTCGATATGCCTTTGTAGTAGAACTGACCTAGAGCTTTTGTTTCACCACAAGACGGACAGCATTTGGCACGGATACCTTGCTTGCCGTCGAGTGTGTTCACGAACATTTCAGTTTCATCTGGAACCTTGCGCCAAACTCTAGCGCCTTTACCTTCACGTCTTGCAGCAGTCATAATATATCTCCATCAGATTTCAAGATGTTATTTGAACTCACAGTCCAACATAATCTGAGTCATACAAGCAGCCAAATTGATCTCCTGATCCACAACGAACGCAGCCTTATACTGATAGTCAGCCAAAGCCATAACGAGCGAAGGAATAGACTCAGGTTTCATGACGGTGCTTGCTGCGTCGTAGAGCTTACGGAACAGAACGTTTACATCCATGCTAGAGTTCTGACCAACCCACTTACGCATAGCTTCGTATTCTCTGCTTTTCAGATACTTAACAAGCTCCTTGATCTCTACGTTGTCGACAGAAGCCAAGATACCAGAGTCGATCTGACCTCTAGCTGAGTATCGCTGCAACTCATTCAACACTCGACGCCAATCAGGGAAGTGCTTCATGATAACTTCAGCAAGAACCTTCTTATCGTATCCTACGTTCTCCTGATCAAGGATCCCGCATGCGCGCGAAAGAAACTGCTTTGCAAGCTCTGCCTTTTCACTCGCACCAATCTTGAACTCGATTACGGAACAACGACTGTGCAGTGGATCAATGATACGATTGACGAAGTTACAAGTGAGAATGAAACCACAGTTCGACGAGAACTCCTCCATGAAGTTACGGAGTGCTGGTTGAGTTGAGTTTGCGTTTAGATAGTCGGCTTCGTCGAGGATGACATACTTGCGTCCACCAGTGAACGATACGGTCGCAGCGAAGTTACGAATATCTACTCTCAGCGTATCAATGTTACCATTCATTGATCCGTTGATGACGATGTAGTCCGCGTTGATTTCTTCGAGCATGGCACGAGCCACTGTAGTTT